ATTTGTACTTCCGCCTCTAACAAGTCCTACTCTAATTCTTGCATACTTACCTGTTGCAGGCCAAGCAGCAAGTGTTAATGTAACAGTGTCATCAGTTGAACTTGCATCAACTGTAATTAATTGATAATGTCCATCAGTAAAATTAATGCTGTTAGTTGTTGTATCGTTTTTTGTTACAGGACCATAAACTTCTTCTGTGTTAGCAATAAAGTTTGCTTCGCTAATATTATTACCATTAAAATCATTAGCAGAATTTAGTTTAGCAGCCGTTGATTGCAATGTAGTAATTTCAGTAGCAGCTGTTTCAAGATTAGTTTTTACATTTGTAAAGTTATCTCTAAATCCTTGAGAATCGTTATCTTGTCCTGCGACAGGATAAGCAGCATTTAAGCCTGTTGTTGAAATATTACTTGCCATATTGTTTATCTCCTATTGTATTTATCTTTACTATACGTTGAATCTATAATTTGCGAACAATAAATATTGTTCTTGTCCTATACCTGTAGTACTATCTATAATATATCTGTCAATATCAAAGTGAAACTGGCTAAAATTTGCTGTATTATTTTTTATAGCAGTCATTACAGTGTCACCTTTTCCTGGTTTGCAATAACATAGCGGTATAGCATTAGTAAATCCTAAAGCAGCAATATTATTTCCTTGAGCAGTACGCATCCACAAAGGTTGAAAATTACCTTCAGTTGATCCTACTGTTCTTATTTTATCTCTCATATTAGTAATATTAGAAATATACTTTGTATTGTCGTAGTTACTATCTATCGTAACAGCATTACTATCAGACTTAATTGTATTCTCCTTTGGTACAGGTCTAAATCTCATATTAGGCCCTTTTCCAGGATTGATAGCAATTCCTTTTTTATTATCAACAGTTGCTCTTGTGTATACAAATAATCCGTCTGAATATGTAAACTTATAATCCTGCGTTCTTGTACTTACATCAAATGTATTTCCAAGTGTAATAACTGCTTCTTTACCTGGTCTTATTCTAACAGGCACATTTGGTTTCTCTGACCAATCGTAATATTGATTTTCAGGATCATGTTTTACACTATCTATAGTTATTTTATTTCCTGTTTCTACGCCAAGTTTATTTGCAACTTTACCAATAGTAGATTCTGCAGGATCTATAACATCAATGTAAACTAATTCGTATACTGTGTCTGTACTACCAGGATTTTTTGCAACTGCTTTTTTAACTTCTCCTAACTTATAAGATTTTCTTTTATGATTTTTTGCTATAGCAGATACATAGTTTTTTGCAAGTTTAGTTTCAATACCTGCATACACTAACATTTTTATTTCTTTTTGTAATCCAAAATTTGGATCATCTGGACGATAGATATTATCTGGATCAAACATTGATACATCGCTCATATAGTTTAAAAATAACTGACGTTTTTCTTTTTTCATCAACGGCTTAACAAATAAATTACTATAGAATTTGTCATCTGGATCAGATACTGTAATACTGAATTTTTTTGTTTTAGCACTGTAACCAAATTGGTCTTGTGCTTTTACAACAAATTCATATTTTCTATCTACAGAAGTTGTGTTTGCATCAAATGTCATTCCTTGGCTGTCAAAGACTGTAAGTCCAATATTTGTTGATGTGCCAAAACTATTAATTTTACCTATAATTTGACCATCATAATTAATTCTTAATCCCGGAGGTAATCTTCCACTGTTTAAACTGTAAAGCATTTTTCCGTTTGGTACGTTAGTAGTTGCAGTAACACTTAGAGTAGAAATATAGTTACTACTAATATCTGAAAGTTTAGTATCTGTCTTCCATGTAATAGTACTATTAACTTCCCCTAATAATTTTACTGTAAATGTTTTATCTGTTATTGCTTCTTCAGGTTGATCAGGAGTAAATCTACTAGCTCTAACAGTAAATTTATACTCTACTGTAACTGCCGGTTGATAAGGTACCCTGCCTGCAATTTCTCCAGTAGTACTATCAAGTGATAACCCGGGTGGTAATGTACTTGGAGTAGTATCAGGATTGGTTGATTGTAAAAGGTATGAAACAACACCTGTAAGTGAATTACTATCGATTGTATCTAAGAATAAAGTAACATAATTATTAGCACGTCTGTAACCTAAGTCTGCAGGTGTTAGCCATACAGGAACACGTATGTTAGTGTTATCAGCTTTAAACGTGTTAGTACCAATCTGTAATACAGTATTATCAGCTTTTAAGAAATCGTCACCAACTACATAAATTCTAAATGTTCGTTTAACAATAGATTCGCCGTCACTTACACTTACTTTAAATTGATAATACCTATTAAGTTTTTTTGGTGCTTTGGTAGGAATATTATAATCGTATATAGTTGTATCAAAGAAATAACTATCAAACCCGTTGTTTGATCTTATACCAAAATCATATCCTGCGTTTTGTATATCATAAGGACCTGTATCGTAATTACCATCACCGTACAATGAACCTTTTTCAATAGCAAGTATAGGATCTACTATACCTACAATTTTTCCATCAGTTGTAAGTTGTATACCTGGTGGTAACTCTCCGTCACCAGACGCAATAAAGTATTCTAGTTTTTGTCCTGCTTTGGTATCAGTGTCTGTTGCACTTAATTGATAATCTACCAATGCACTATCAAGTATAAAAAATGTATTGTTAGGGCCTACTGCAAGTAAGTCTTCTGGAGTCTGCCAAACAGGATCGTCTGCTCCTTGTACTTCAATACTAAAAGTTCTATCTTTTATAGCACTGTTATATGTTGCTCTTATAACAAATTTAAATTCTGTATTTCTTGAGACTTCATAAGGAGTACCTACAATAACATTATTTAATAATCTTAAACCGCTAGGTAAACTACCACTAATTATCGTTGTAGTAGCATTATTTTCAGTTAAGGGAAGAGCAACACTTGTGGTTACTTGCTCTTGTAGTACTGCTAATTTTGTGCCCGATGATTGATTCCACATAGTGTCCTGCTTTAAGTAAATGTGCCAATATCAGCATTTGCAAGATTTACACCTGCTCCTGATATTGCACCAAAATCTACGTCTGATTCTGCAAGTATAAACTCAATAGCACTATTATAATTTGGTCTAAGTTGCCCAAAGTCAAACCCTTGAAAGTAAGGACCAATTACGTTTAAGTCATAACCATTTACTAACCCTGTTAGTGCGCCAACAAAAGTATCAGAATTTACAGTTCCTGCATTTATAATATTTTTATTATTAGCATTTAAGTTTGCACTTAGAGTTGGAGCAGTATCTCGTGATAAAATATTTGTTGTATCGAGTGCAATATTTAATGTCTGTCCTGTTACACTTGTTTGAAGACCTTCGCCGCCTGATAGTGTAATTGTTTGTCCGTTTGTTACTGTAACTGTACCGCTATCACTTATTACCAATAACTGATTAATAGAATTTGGACCATCTAATGTAAGTGTTTCGCCTGCATCTGTGATTGTTACATTTGTACCACCAACTAGTTTTTTAAAGTTTAAGTTTGTTCCAACTTTGTCTTTAAATATTCCTGCACCAAGACTACCTACATTGACTCCTGCAACGGATGCTGCATCTTGTGCTTCTAAATATACAAAGTTGTTATTAACTTTAACAAAGGCTTGACGAAGATCATCACCTGTTCCGTCATTTGCTAAGTTACCTACATTAATCGATTCTAGTGCCATGTATTGCTCCTATACTATATTTATCGTCACTCATTAAAGAGCAGCAATCCTAACTTTAAATGCGGCAAAGTCTGCACTTGCTGCAACTTCTGTTTTAAGTGATGCTATACTAATATATCCTGGTATTACGCCATTTACACCATCTACTAACAGTGTTGAATTATCTGCAAACACACTACCTGTTAAATCACCATCATATGGTGCACCAGCTACTTGATATCCTGCACTTGCATGGTTACCCCAAGCAAACGCTGCGTTCCAATTAGTTGCTTCAGTTCCTGAAATATTTGCACTTGGAATATTGCCTGCAACTCCGTCTACAAGTAAAGTACTATTATCTGCAAATACACTACCAGTAATATCTATACTAGATATATTAATGCTATTGCCATTTGAAATAGTTAATGTTCCATTTGCAAAACTTAAACTTTGTAATTCTTGAGCTGCTGTGATAAATCCAGCATCATTTGTTAATTGCGAAGTGTTAGTAGCTATAGTTGGTTTGTTCACGAGCGAATTATAGTCACCGTCAAAAATAGCAGGTTTATCTGTTAGATTATTCCAACTACCTGAAAATATTGTTGGTCTACTTGTTAAGTCATTATAATTACCCGAAAACGCAACACTTTGTAATGTATTACCGTTTTGTATTACATTTGCAGCTGATATAGTTCCCGCTGTAATAGTTCCTGTTGCGGTAACATTAACAACATTAACAATATCATTGCTATCTAAATTAAGTTTATCACCATTAGGTAATTCCTTAAGTTTGTTACTATCATCTGTATCTAATATTAAAGGATATCTAGTTGCCATTATGCTTTTCCTACCGCTATTTCAATTGTACCTTTTTCAGGTCCTGGTTTATCTTGTAGTGCTTTACCAATTACAGTACCAACATCTGGTATATTGTTAACAACAGCATACCCTGGTATTGCTGCTGAAATTAGTATATCACCTTTTTTCACTACACCTAATACTTTACACGGAACTCTACCTGCTAGTGCAACATCTACTGCATCTTGAAGTTCAGAGTTCATTAAGTATGCAGGATTTGTACTTACTACTCCTGCTACTCTTGGATCACCTTTTAACTGTGTAGTAGTAACTTCTTCACTACCACCAAATATTAATACAGTGCCTGGTTCATACATCATGTCTGGAATATACTTCTCAGCTAAGTCAGCGTATTGTGCAGTTGTAGCAACTCCATTAAATGTTGTTGCATACATTGTATTCCAACGCAATCCACTAGCACCCATGTTCCTTGCATTATTTGTGCTAGGTTCTACATTAGAATCAATGCGTGAAGTTATAGTTAATGAGTCAGTGTTTACATTACCTATGTCAACGTTGCCGTTTAATGTTGTTGTACCATTTACAGTAGCGTTTGATGTTACAGTAAATGTACCACCAACACCAAGATTACTTCCAACATTAAGATTACTTGCAATACCAACTCCGCCATCTACAATTAATGCTCCTGTAGTTGAATTTGAACTTGCTGTAGTAGCATTCAAGTTTACAATACCACTTACATCAAATGTGCCGCCTACTGCTGCACCTGTACTACTTTGATTGTAAACTTCAACACCGTCACTGATTAAAACAATTTTACCTGCTCCAGCTTGTGCAAAGCCACTACCGTTACCAATACTAATACCCGTACTATCTGCAGCCGCTGATTCATTAGCTGATTCAATAAAGTTTGTATACATCCAGTCTGCCGCAACATAACCTTCGTTATTGAAAGTACTTGCCCCTTGGAATACACCTTGTGATAATCCAGTTTCGCCTACATCTAGATTACCTTTCATATTAACAGTTACGCCATTTTGGCTAGTATTGTTTGTACCTGTTGCTTCTAATATAGTTCCTTGTGCAGGTGTTTTAAAACTTAAAGTACCTCCACTTTCACTTAAAACAACCTGTGTATTTGTACCACCAATTACAAAAGCTTCAGCTTGTAAATGACCGCTATTGTTTCTTCTTGCAATAGTATTTGTTGTACTTCCTACACTAACACTTGTAGTACCGTATACTCCATCTGCTACTTGAATAAGTACTTTACCTATTAGTGCTGTACCTGAGGATGAACTAGGAATACTACTTGAACCCAATGCACCCGATGAGCTTCCGCTTAATTGGTTAGTACTATTAAATGTTCCTGATACTGAGTGTAATACAATTTTGTTTTCAGAAAATGTTTGACCTTGTACAACACCATTTGCACCCGATGCTGCTTGTGTAATTGTTTCACCGTCTACAACACTTACTTCTCCTACTAATGTAAGGACTGTACCTGATTCTTGTATTGCTTCGCTGTTTGTGAAATCATTATCTTGTAAACCAAAACCCTGATCTACCACAGTACTAAAGGCAATGTCACTTACATCTCCAGTACCTGTAGCACTTCTACCAATAACTTTATCAGAGCCAATTTCTTGTATCTCGTTAAATATGATTCCGTGTTCTTTTACTCTTACATAACCACTTGATGTTTCAAAATTTTCATCACTAAACTTAGCAAGTCCTAAATCTGCTTGTACTTTTGGTGTACTTCCTGACCAGCCTGTAGTTGCACTGCTTTCATCAAACGTATCTGCATTTTGTAAATTTAATTTACTTTGAGATATTGCGGCAGTTGTTGAAACATCAGCATTCAATACACTATTTGCTTCAAGTTGTAAATTAATCTTAGCACCACTTGCATCACGTGTAACACTTATGTTTACGTCACTTGCATTATCTTCTGGTGCGTTAGCAACTTCATCTACAGGCCCGTCTACAATAGTTGCTGTAGCAGTACTATTTGTAATTGATTCTGCATTTGCAAATACACCTGCTACAGGTGTATATGTTATAATACTTACACTACCTAATATAGAATCTGTTACTGCTTCTATATCAACAACAGTACCTGATTTACTTGCAACTGTGATAGTATCGCCAGCAACTATAGTTCCACCCGACGGAGGAGTAACATAAATTCTTTTCTTTCCTGTAACTACTAAAATATCGCCTGCTGTGGGAGAGTTAAATTCTACGTTTCTTAAATCTTCTATCTCATCAAATGATTGTACTTTGCTATCTACATAATTTTTATTTGTGGCCGCACTGCCATCACTTCCTGGTAATGCAACATTAATAATTTTGTTTGATCCAAGTTGTAAGTCGCCTTCCATTTCGGTAATACCATTCAATGCAACTACACCAGTACCAAGTCTGTTACCTGTTGGCGATGCTTGTACTTGGTTACCACTTGCATCTAGTCCTAATCTTCTTGTCAAGTAAGATGCTACTGCTTTTTCTGTAGGTACTGCTTGTCCTGAATCATCAGCGAAACTATCATCTGAACTAAATTCATTAATAGTAACACCCTTTTTAAATCCTAAACTGTTTGCATTTGTAATACCAATCTCACCAGCAAAACTAATATCACCAGTTGCTTGGTCGACACTAAAGAACTTACCAACACGGAAGAAACCAAATTGGTCTGTACTTACAAAGAATACTCTACCTTTTCGTCTTTCCCAAACTTGAGATGACGTAGCTGTTGGTGAATCAGTGTAAAAGTCTGCAATATTATTTTCAGGATCACCTAAAATAACATTTGGATAGTTTGAATCGTTATATGATCCTGTACCAATTTGTGTAAAGTCATGTCCTGTTGCACGTAGTAATGAAATAGCAATCGTAATTTCTGCGGTTGACGCTTTTGGCAATCCTGCAAGTAATGTTCCGCCTGCACTTGTAAATGCTTCGGCTAACCCTGTACTACCATAAGAGCTAATATTTGTACTAGAAACATCTGTGAATGTTATAATAGCATATAGATTAGGTGATACACCTTGACCACCAGTATAACTTGTAACTTGGTGTGTTTTACCTTTGTGTGTAAATATCATACCGCCGGCGTAACCACCTGCTCCAGGTTGCAATCCTGCAATATCTCTCAATAGTCTAGTCTGACTAGTAGTATCAAGTTCTGCAATAGCAAGACTTGTATTACCTTGAGCACTACCGTTGCCGCTGCCTATATTTGCACCTGAAACTATAAGATTAATAAACTCAAAGTTTGTTTCAAATGTTGCTTGAATTTCGTCTGCTTGTAATGCTATGTTTACATCATTAGTTGCACTAAACCCAATACTTCTGTATGTAGTATCGTCACTTTCGTCAAAGTTAATAGCAGTACTTGGTCTTGTTACAATACTTGTAGGATTGTTTACTCTTTCAAACTGTTGATTTAAGTTATGTTTAAATTCAATCATACTATTATTAGTAACAGTACCTCTCAAAGTACCAAAGAAATTATCTGCAACAATATCGTCAGATCTAAGATCTAACTTATAAATTGCATTACTGTGTACATTACCTGATGCTCCAAATATTGATCCAACGTCAAATGTAATTGCAGTACCTGTGCCTCCAATTTGTGATGCTGCTACTGTTACGGTTTGTGCTGCGGCATATCCTTCACCACATGCTGTTACTGTTACAGCAGGTTGTCCTGTGCCGTCAATAGTAACTTGGAATCGTCCGCCAGTTTGTCCTGAACCAGTTACACTAAACGAACTAACATCGTATGTTCCTGGTGTTCTAGCCGCGTCTGCTCCACTAATATTAGTTACTGTATTAATACCAGTAACTACTATGTCGCCTGCTTCACCTAACGTACCGTCACCGTCCACATCACTTAGGTTTGTAACCTGTGAAATAATATAATCTAAACTTCCTGTAGATCCGCCATGATGGATAGTTAATTTACTATTTCCTGTAGGAGCAACTTTTGCATCTGTTACTGTAAGTGTGTTTGATTCAAATGCGTTTGTATAAGTTGAATCTGTGTATGCTTTTACAGGTTGAACCATGTCATTCAATAATATAACTTGATCAGGTACTTCATTAGGATCAGCACCTTCAGCTATCAAACCAAAGTTACCATAACCGTTTGAACCGTTTAGTGATCTAATTTCAGAACCGTTATTTGCATAGTATGCCGCTTGACAGTAATATGTAAACATACTAACCATCTCAGAAAAAGCACCATTGTTACAAACAAGTCCATATCCTAAATCATTAATTTGTGTAAAGTCGTTACCAAGTATACTTCTGTTACCAGCTGTTTGTAAGAATACATCTCGTGCTACAGTACCCGGATTAACATCAAACTGGCTTTCGTCATAACCTGTTCCTGCATTTGATCCTGCATCTAGATAAAGTGTAGCAGTACCTTGTCCACTATCGTAATCTGATATAGCGTTAACTTGATATCTACGTCCGTCAATATAAAAAGGACATGGTAATTGAGGTTCTCTAATACGTAAACCTTGACCAACTGGACTTCGTACATTTAGTCTAAAATTATTTGTTTTTGTTTCAATTGAAATAGGTAAGTTACCAACAAATGCATCACAGTAAATACCACCAGCAAATATTTTTTTATTTTCACTTTTACTAAAACTCGAACCTGTTTGAATGTAAGGAGATTTAGTTAGTACTTGTCCATCTGGATCTAACACTAACATAAATCCACCGTGTCCTTGCACAGTAATATTACGTAGTATAGTTGCATCATTCATCATGAATACATCCATCTCGTCGTTACGTAAAGGTGGATTATATTCTACATTAAATGCAAAATTAATAGTGTCAATTAAGTTACCTACAATAGTAACTGTTCCAGATTCACCTGCACCGTTTCTTAAGTCTGGCGCAATTGAACCAGAGTATGAAGGAGCAGAGCCTGTAAGTAATGAAGAAGCTAGTGTACTAATATGACTAATGGCTGCTTCAGTTGCAACTTCTTGCGTACTATCACCTAATGCACCTGAATAATACTCTCCCTGATTTTCTAATGCTTTTTCAATTCCACCTACTGTAAGATCATGTGATAGTCCGTCTACAATTATTCCTGTATCTCGTCTACATTTTGTTTCGTTATATACTAGTGTTGAAAAGTTAGTTGTTAGATATTGTATAACTTCTTCTTTAATAAACTCTTTATTTTCTTGTAAAATAAATGCTGAGTTAGGATAATTACCAACGTTAGTAACTGACGGACCTACGTTAACAGGTCTATCAGGTCTAAGTGAATAATGATATCCAAAGAAGCCTTGTTCCACACCTGTTTGGTTTATAAATCCTAAACCTTCTGATGCAAGAGTTAGTCCATCAAATGTTTTGTCTCTGTAAAAATATGTGTTTGCATATTTAGATTGTGAAATTCTATTTTTTGGTCTAATAATTACACGTCTAAATTCGTCCCCTTTAATGGATACGTTTGCTGCGATTTTAATTGGATAATCTTCATCATAAAAACCTGACTCAAGATGTATTGTTATTTGTTTCTGCTTAACATAGTTTCCGTATGTTATTTCTTCACCTACTTCAAACTCAATAGGCTCTAACAAGTGTAATTGTATAGTATCGTTGTTACTTTCAGTTCCGTCATTAGTTGTTAAACTTACTACTCTACCTATTGCTCCAGACCTTTTACCAACTATAACTTTACCTGGCAAAATATCAACATTATCAGATTTACCTTGGTCAACTGCTGTAAGCCCACCATTATCCATCACAACTTTAAATGTGCTTCCATAAACAACATCTGCACCTACATCAATACCATTTTGAATAATATTAGTTAATAAATTAAACTTAGCAACAACTGCTCCTCTTTCTGCAACTCCTGCATTACCGCCTACAGTATCAAAGTACTGGCTTTCATCTGATTGGTATCTTAAATCAATAGTACCGCCTGACACATAGTTTGTAAATCCACTTGTATCATATGCCGTTGTTAATGCTGAATCAGTAAATATTTCAAAGGTTGTTGGTGTTAATACTTTGACATATTTAATTTGATTATTAATTTCAGTCATACCAGTTACACTTGCAAACCTAACTTGGTTGCCGTTAACTAGTCCATGATCAGTTGAAGTAGTTACTACAGGTATTGTAGCTTCTGTAATGTCTGTAATATTTTTCTGTTGTAATCCAGTGTTTTGTAATGCAACCTCAACAAAGTCTCTTAACTTATTAAACGATGCAACTGTTTCAGTAAGCTGTGATGTTATAGCTTTTCTACCACTCACACCTGAATAGTATCTTTCTGCTGCTAAACGTGTAAGAAAGTTAGCATTTAATCCTCTATTAATATCTAATGCTATTGCATCAAGTACTTTACCTAAATCTCGTTTACAAGTTTTAGTATTGTACACATAATTAGGATATGTAAATTTAATAAAAGCAGAAACTTCATCAATAAGATATGTTCTGTTGTTATCTATAAGTTTACGTGCTTGTTCGTAAACAGGTGAATTTACTGCTGAAGTAGTTGTAGTAGAATTAGTAGCACCATTGTCTTTAGTAATTGTTTGGAAGTAAGGACCTGCTTCTACTGGTGCAGTTTTAATTAATTCTTCTGCTCTACGTGCGGCCGCATTTACAGTTCTAAATGCATATGAATAACTTGTACCTTCTTTTCCTGGAGGTACTCCAGCCATTGTATCGTCACCAGTAGTACTTACAAATAAATTTTCTGGTGAACTATAACTTGTATTATCTACATAAAATTTTGTTGCGGCTTGTAAATCTTCTTTGTTTGTTGAAAGTCCTGCAAGGTCCCCTGGATGGTCGTGCAATGTTAATGCACCAGTCATTGTATCGCCTTGACGTCTAGTTATTCCATCTCTCGGAACACCAACGTCTGATAAGTAAAAACCTTCTAAGGTAGAATCATATCCTGCATCAACAAACGAGTGGACGTCATCTGATGCAATACTACCTGTAATAAAAATTCTACTAGTATCTGCCGCTGTTTGATCGTCTACTATTGCTTGAGCTTTTGTTGCATGTACAGTAAATGTATTATCATTTTTGTATCGTAAGAAATAAGTAGTTCCGCTGTCAAGGTTTGTTGGCTCTGTATCTTCTGCAATAAATTTGAATGGCAATCCGTTAATAGTAGTATCATAACCATGACCAACTACTTCTGGGTTACCACTTACATATCTTGAAATAGTAAGCGTGTATCCGGTAGCATTGGCTGGTTCGCTTTGTAATCTAATAGGTAAGTTAGAGCTAATATATCTTGTGTCAGCATAACCTTTAGAAATAACTAAATCATTGATAGATATGCTAGTACCATGTTGATTGTTAAAGTCTGTAACTGCCGCTTCTGAAACTGAAACATTACCAATAGCTCTATTCAATGCGTCTAATGGCCCACCCATTTGTGGTTTTGTATCGTCTGCTACTTTTGTAAACGCACTGGATATAATTAGTTTTCCGCTTTGACTATAACTAAATGTAATAGTATCTGCGGCATTTGAATCTAATGCATTATTACTTGCAAGGGTAACAAGTTGTACATTTCCGCCAGTACTATCAACTAACGGTATTGTGTTTGGTGTTAAACTATTTGGTGTGTCACTTAGTGTTGTAAAACTAATTTGACCGCCTTGACCAAATACTGCGTATAGTTCTGTAAAGTTTTCATTGGTTTTCTTAAACGACTCACGAATACTATCGCCTGTACCGTCATTACCCTCTACACCAATATTAATTCCTTGTCTTGCCATCTTAGTTGAGCTCCGTTATCTTTTCATTGTTTTGTTCAACGCTAGTCATGTCAAAGTTTACACTTACTCCACAACCACATGCACTTTGAGCATTTGGATTATTAATTACAAATTGTGTTTGGAATACGTCTCTACTATAGTCTATTTCAGATCCAAACAAATACATTAAACTAGTAGAATCAATAACAAGTTTACCATCTCCACAGTTAACTATTTCGTCATTAACGCCAACATCATTTTTTTCACACATATCCCATTCGTACTCAAACCCTGCACAGCCACCGCCTTTTAAACCTAAATGTACTGCGAAATGCTTAGGCTCTACACTGCATAGCTCGTTTATCTTATCTTTAGCTGACTTTGTTATAGTAATAGGTAACATATGTGCTCCTTAATTATATGTATTTATCGGATCGTTTTATAATCTTAATGTAAATATAGTTATGTATATTAAAGAATTCAAAAAAAAGAGTTGGCATGAACGTGCAAGTAAATGCGGACATAAACATAGGTATGTACGCGAAAGCACATATGTTGTTCTAAGATGTGACAACTGTGGTGTAGAGTTTGAACGTGCAAGAGGTAGTATGGATCCTAAAAGAATATCAAACAATTACTTTCATGTATGTAAGAACTGTGATGCAAAGGTATTTGCACAGAAAAAAGGCATTGAACGTAAACAAATTTGGGATATGCCTGCGTCCAGTGCCTTAGATATCAGCAAAATCTAGTTTTCTTGTTTCCAAATAGTCCATGCACCGTATGCAATAGCGGCATATGCGGCTAACTTAGCAAAAGGCCCTGCAATTAATACGATAACACCAACAACAATTAGTGCGGCTCCGTCCCAAGATGTACGTTCATCTAATCTATTTTTAATCCAGTTTCTCATATTATTCTCCTATTAAGAGTTCATTTTAATGTCTCTTATATGCATATTTAGTTAAATATATACTGCCAACGCTAATATTAGGAGAAATTATGTTTAATTGGTTTAAAAAACTTTTGGGTTTTGGAACAGTAACAAACGTTGTAAACGAAGTGTTACCTGAACCTAAGCAACCTATTAAAAAAGTTGCAGTAAAAAAAGCTGATCTTGCAAAATTAACTAAAGATAAACTCGAAGCATTTGCTAAAGAGAATTACGAAGTTGATATTGATAAGAGAAGAAAGAAAGACGACTTAGTTAAAGAAGTCTTTGCATTATCTAAGAAATAGATTTTAAAGAATTTAGTTTATTAATAGCAGATTCACAGCGAGCCAGTTTACGTTCTAAAACATTAATTGCGCCTCGCTGTTTCTTTATCTGCTCTTCTAAGCTATTTACATATCGATGACTAGGAACTCTTTGTTCTAACCCATCTTCTGATACCATTACGAAATGATCAACACCTTGTCCTTTAAGACCACCCGCTATGCGGTTAGGATTTTTTGTTGATACGTTTTCATGCGTTTTCGAGCTTACGTTCTTGCTGTTGTACATTCTGTTTAAATAGTTCATAGTGTTCCTTTGCGTCATAATATTTATACAAGTCTATACTTGCTAGATTTTTACATTTAGATTCACACATGATATCTGCATAAGGTAAAAATGACAGTGCCCAATCATTAACAAGTTGATTAGGATAGTAATCGCTGTGAGCTCGTAATTTAGCTTTCTTATAACCTGCCTCTAATAATGTATTCATATCGGGCATAGTGTCGTGTGCAAAGTCTGCAGGTAGATGTTCGTCTCTACTGTAAGAATAATGTATTGCTGGACGTACACCACGCCACGAATCTATTACGCGAGTAAATCTATCGTCGGTGGGTAATATGTATTCACCTTCACGGCACCAGTGATGGTGTATGTCAAGTACGAGAGCACAGGTGTCGACAAGTTCAAGACTTGCGTCGATGCCCCATTTGTTCTCGTCATTTTCGATTGTAATCGTGTTTCTCGCTTCTGGAGAAAGTCTCTTGTTGACAACGTGCTTGATACCGGCTGGACCTTTACGACCGGATATGTGGACATTGCACTTGAAGTCTTGGAATGTTTGGCCGTAGCCCATCCATCTGATGCAATCAACATGATATTCAAACTCCTCTATTGATCTTTCGACGATATCATCGTTGTCACTGGCCAGTACTGTAAACTGACCGGGATGCATCGATAATCTGACATCGAGGGCTCTTGCTGTTTCTCCGACTTTTCTAAATGCTTTTTCAGCGAATGCACGTACATCATTACGCTTCCAATAATAACTCCAATCAGACTGGGTATAAACAGGAAGCACATCACTACCCAATCGTACCATCCGAAGTTCAGGGGGAAGTTCTCCAACATATTTTATTAACCTTTCATATGACGCAATGTTATGGACCATAATGTCCCATAAGCGTTCTTCAGCAACGTCGCGTGTCTGTCTATTCAGCCACTGTACAGTAGTGCTTCGAGTATTTAGCGGTCGCTGTATTTCCTCAAGTAATTTCTTTTTTTGTGTTTGGTCAGGATGCATGTACTTACATGCAAAGCCTATACGTTTAATGTCCGTGTCCAAAGTGTACCCCAGTAAAATATCCTATTACTAATGACAATGGTATAATAATTAATAAATCTGTTAACCAATGTAGTGCGATAGCAAGAGATATAATTTCTTTCCAGTGTAATTTGCATACATCTGCCCAGTGTTTTATACGTTTTGTTATCATAAATTTTTCAATAATTTCCATGTTTCATTGTAATCTTTTATATTATAACACATTCCTAAGTCCTTGTCAATGATTTCTTTTTTGAGAGGATAGTCATTTCCTGCAGGGTCCATTCTATCTCCAAAGAAATGTATTTCATCTCTAGGATCAAAGTCAACTAGAATTTGACTTTTATCTTTACCTTTGGGTGAGATATCAATACCTGTTTCTCCTCCTGGTCTAGCAATTAAATGATCAAATTGGTTATTAAATAATTCTGCAATTATATTTCGTTCGTTATGTTCTTTATCGTATTTTACATACAGTTTACGTTCACCTAATGTAGCATTACGTCCTACAATACTAAAGTTAATCATACCGGGTCGTTCTTCAATGTGTAGACCAGTGCGTAATGGAAAAGAACTTTCTTCTAATTTATCTTCTAACCACGATCTTTCAAATAAAGATATTTTCCATTCATCTGATCTAATATGTGTTTCACCTTCCCAAATATCACTACCTGAACAGTTGTATACACGTTTAGTAAGACTATAAATTTCCTCACCTATCTGTTCTATAGTTTTTTCTTTGTCGCTTCCTGTAACAAGATACACATCATTCTCAGCACAGAAGTTACTAAAGAACACAGCAAAGTCACTGTCAATTACTTGACGACTTGGTGTTAGTGTACCATCAACGTCAAATATATAATGTTTTTTTACTTCCAATTTTCTACTACCCATGGGTCATCACAGTTATGAGGATTA